GCGGAAGAAAAGATGATTGTTAAAGCTAACAACAGAAGACTTAATGTTTTCAATGGGCAGATGATATATCTGACAATAGATTCAAAGTTTAATAGAAACTATTATGATGTTGAGTTTATCGACGAGTTAGCGCACGATGATATTGTCTCAATGGTGAAATATGGCACGCCAATAAAAGCAAAAGCAACTTTAAGATTAGACAAAGATGAAATCGAGAAGTATATTTCACCATATAAAGGAAATTACAACAAAAAAGATTTTGCCGAATGGAAAGCATATCAATTCAGAAGAAGTATTATTCATTTAGATTATGGCTATGCAATCACCTGCCATGCTGCACAAGGCTCTTCTTGGGAAAATGTCTGTGTAATTGACGAACCTAAATTCAAGCAATTTGAAAACTATTATCGTTGGCTTTATACCGCCATAACAAGGGCAGAAAAAACAATAACCATTTGTTCGGGAGAAAAATAAAAATGAAAGTAAATTTAATAGGGATATCAGCAAAAGCTGGCTCCGGTAAGGATACTGTTGCTAAAAATAAAATCGATGATGGTTGGATACGCTATGCTTTTGCCGATCCATTAAAAAAGTTTTGTATGGAATATTTGGGACTCACATATAATGATGTATATACGGAAGAAGGTAAAAGCAGGTTTAATTCAGAGTGGGGAATGACCAACAGAGAGATTTTACAAAAAACTGGAACCGACGCTTTGAGAGATAAGTTTCATGAGCAGATCTGGATTAAAATAGCTTTCCGAAAAATAAATGAATTATTAAATAAACATAAAGGTGTTATTATAACGGACGTTCGTTTTGATAACGAAGCCGAACTAATTATTAATATCGGCGGCAAAGTAATTCAAATCATTAGAGAGAACCATAATTCGGTTTTATCCGACAAAGAAAAAAAACACATGTCTGAGCAAGGAATAGATTCAAAATACATTTCTCATACTATCTATAATGATTCCACTGTAGAAAATCTAATGAAAAAATTCAACAGTATAATCTAACATAAGGGAAAGTGATTTTAATGTTATATTATGATGATAAAACAATCTATATATCGGTAGATAAAAATGACCCTGATGGATTTTATGCAAAAATTCCATATGAGTTCTTATCTAAAGTACACCGTGTAGGTGGAAAGTGGATACAGAGCAAGAAAATATGGCGTTTTCCTATTGATGAAACTATTTGGGAAAAATTCGAAAAGGAGTTTTCAGAACAAGAAATTCATGTTTCTGACGAATATAAAATTGCGATGTTTAATAGGAAGAACCGTTTGGCTTCTTTTAAAACGGCGAAGCAAATCGCGATGTTAGACGAGCCTATAGATTTTGGAGTTGATGGGATTGAGCTAAATGGACTTAATCCTCTTTTCAATTATCAGAAACATGGTGTAAAGTGCGGATTAGACGTTGGAGATGGTTTTCTTATTGGCGATGTTATGGGATTAGGTAAAAGTATTCAATCTATGGCAATCGCTATAGAACGCAAAAACAGAGGGGAAATAGACAACTGCCTTATTATCTGTCCTGCATCGTTGAAATACAATTGGCTAGATGAAATAAAAAAATTCACTAAAGAAAAAGCACTAGTTATTGGACACAAAGCGAAATCTAAAGAAGACAGGGAAAAACAATGGATTGCACAAGGCTATTTTTTCAAAATAGCTAATTATGAATTAGTAGCCAGGGATTTATATTCTGCTCCGCAGAAAGCAGACAACAGAGTTTCTGCTTACAAAGCGATTATCAAATCTTTTGACGCTTTGATTTTTGATGAAATTCAATATCTAAAACATCATAGCTCTATCAGAACGCAAGCCGCAAGACAGCTACAAGCTAAATTCAGAATTGGCTTGACAGGTACGCCTATTGATGGAAGATTAGAGGAAATACATTCTATCTTCCAAATTCTAAAACCAGGACTTTTTGTAAGCAAACAAAAATTTATGGAGCGATATGCCGAATACGATTGGTTTGGAGCAGTAAAAGGGTATCACCACGTAGAAGAAGTAAAACAGAAAATTGAACCGTATTATCTGCGCAGGCTAAAAGAAGTCGTCTTAAAAGATTTGCCGCCAAAAATGTTTAAAGATATGCACGTCGAGCTTTCAGATAAAAACATGAAAGATTACCAAAATTTAGTTAAAGGCAAATTAAATATTACAGATGAAAAGGGTGCCGCCGAAATTCTTATCAGAGCAAGACAGTTTCTCGACTTCCCCGAAATAGTTGGTATGCATAATTCCAGCGATAAATATGCTATATTTAAAGAATTGATAGATGAATTAGTACAGATGAATCACGAAAAAGTAATCGTGTTCTCACAATATACTACAACAATTAAATACCTGATTAAAAATCTGCAAGACGACTATAAAAACATACAGGTTATTGATGGCTCAGTAGATTCAGAAGAACGTATGAATATCTGCAAAAAATTTAATAGTCTAAAAGATCATAATATCCTTATTATGTCAGACGCCGGTTGTACCGGACTTAATTTGCAAGAGGCTAATGCGGTGATTCATTATACAGACAATTATTCTCCCTCTATTATGCAGCAAAGGAATGATAGGGCACATAGGGCAACTACAAAACACACAGTAACAATATATAGGTTTATATGTAACGATACTATAGACGAAAGGGTTAGGGATATTTTAGCAAGAAAGACTATAGTAAATAATGCTTTATTGGATGAAAATTGTGATGAGTTTCAATTTACAGATGTATCGCCATTGGAGTTAATGAGCTGTTTGTAAAAAACCTTCACGGTCGTCTTAATTTCAAAAATCCGTTATATATTTAAGAGACGACTTTTTATTGACAATATATAAAAATATGAGGACATAATTTTGTCTAAAATGACTTCCAGAATTTCCACTGTCAATCTTGAACGACAGTTGCTTCATGCTTTGATTACTAATAAACTTAACCTCCAAAGGACATTGGGTAAGCACAAAGCTGATTTTTTCACTAATGAGAGCAGATTGTTTTTATACAATTTAGTCAGCGATTATTTCAACGACAAGCGTTCCGTTCTAACCGAGGAAAATTTTACGTTTGAAATAGAAAAGCGGTTTGATACAACAAGGCAAAAAAATAAGATTGATGATTATACTAGCGAATATGAAATAATTAAATCGACAAAAACTACAGAAAACGTTGATATTATCATTTCTAAATTAAACGAAGTGGCATTAGCAAATGCAATTGATTCGTTAGTCAAAGATGTTTATTCGGAGTTAGAAAAGGGGAACATTAAAGAGGCGACTACTTTATTACGTCAGAAGTCTATTGAATTAAAGGACACACAAAAAGATGGACGTGTAATTAACCTGCACACAGAATCAGATGATTGGTTTGAAGAAGTAAAAAAACGTCATGATTTTCCAGAACAGTTTTCTGGTATTCACACTGGCTTTGAAAAATTTGATAAAATGACGGGTGGTTTGTTTCCGGCGGAGCTTACCGTAGTATTTGGACTTTCAGGCAAGGGCAAATCTACTTTTATGAAAGCACTTGCTACAAATATCCGAAAGCAAAATAGGGTGGTATTGCACTGTGGCAATGAAGAAAACGAATTTCAGATGCGCTCAAAATATATGAGTGCAGACTCTGGAGAAAAGTATTCACCATTCAAGCGTGGTTCATATACTGAAGATGAATATAGGAGATTGAAAATCTATTCGGATAATGCCCGTGGCGTTGGCGCTATTTATGTCTATGAGTTTCCTCAACAAACCGATGCGACTTGGATAGAAAGAGCATATCGTTATCTTGAAATGCAAGGTATAAAAGTAGATGTGATTATAATTGACTATTTGGATTTGATGAAACCAGTACAAGATGCTTATTCAGAAAATGATGAGCAAGGCAAAATTACTTCCGATTTAAAGCAACTCGCTATCAATTGTAATTGCCCGGTTGTTACGGCAACACAAGCTGGCACACAATCAGAGAAGCAGGAAAAGAAAGCAAGGCCATTTCTTTCGTCCGCTGATGTATTCGGCACAAAGAGAAAAGTTCATTCGGCTAATACGCTGATTGGCATTGTAAATCAGACCGCGACTATTGGAGTGGGGGAAACATCGGAGGAAGATAGAAAACGTCACAGAATGGTATTGTGCGTACCTAAAAACCGAGATGGTGCTATATTTACATTCAGGCAGATTATGGATGTGGAATGCGGCAAGTTTTATGAAGATACCGATGTCGATGATCCGGTAATGAAAAATCTTGAAAGGCAGGCCGCGGAAATGATTGATGAAACAATTCCACCGGAAGTAATGCGCACCGAAATTGATGTAAAGGAAATTGCCAAAGCTAAAAAAGATGATTTAATGGAAAAGGTAAATAAACTACATAGGGAAATAAACGAAATACAATCCGAAGAAGAACCAGTAGTGCAACCGGCGGATGATTTTCTTAAAGGGTTTGCACCAAAAACAGAAGAAGCAAAAGTACAAGAAAAACTAAAAAATATCGAACATCCTGCAGAAGAAGCATCAGAGCCATCTATAAGAAAATTTAAAAAGAAACATTTTCCGGTTGAAAATAAAGATGTCTTTCTTGCGGATGCTCCCGATGCAAATAAAGGTTGAACATGAAAACGTTTGAGCACTTTGAAAAAACAAAGGAAAAAGCGGAGTATATCGAAAACGATATAGAGTTGACGGATGCTTTGAAACGCTCTATTATGTCGAGCATTGATGTTGCAAGCATTTTAGAATCTTGGAATGTTCAACCAGTGTTAAGAAACAATCAATGGAATGGCTATTGTCCAGACCATTTTATTCACGCCGGCAGAATAAGCCATGCACCTAAATGGACAATGAACGCGGATACAGGTGATACTACTTGCTTTACAGGCAGCTTTTTTTCTAATATCGTATATATAGCAAAGAGGCTATATAATCTTAACAACATAAAGGAAGCAATTGACAAACTGACTAATGGTGGTGGTGTTCCTTATATTCCTCCCGATTTTATACTTGAAGAAAAAAGAAAAGAGCGCAATGAGTTGGATGAGAAAAAACAAGAAGAAAAAAGAATAACCTGCATTAAAAAAATCAATAGAATTTTATTAAATAAACATATTAATGTTGATTGCTTGAATTATTTTCACAAAAGTGGAATTACCGATGAAACATTGGATTTTCTTTGTGTATCATCAGTGGAAGATGGTTATTACGCTGGTAGGGCAATTATTCCGTTTGTCAATGAGAATAGGGAAATATCTGGCTATGTCGCTGTAAATTATATGGGTAAAGAGTGGATGATTGAGCGAAATATAAACAAGTGGTGTAAATTAAACGGAGAAAGCAAAAGAGAAGAAGCGAAGGAATATTTTACTAAAAATTATCGCAAGACTTTATATTGTCCTGGATTTAAGACTAGAGATCATCTTTACGGATATTATGAGGTTTTAAATGGAGAGAGAAATTTAGATAGGCTTGTTGTTGTAGAGGGAGAACGAGATGCAATGAAATTATTGCAGGAAGGAATAAATTGTGTGTCTATTCACGGTACTATTCTTAAAGAAGAACAAAGAATTTTGATAAAGAAAATAAATCCAGAAAAGCTGTTTTTAGGGTTCGATATGGATGACGCTGGGAACAAAGCAACGCAGACTGCTTTCGAAAAATTAAGTGGTGAAATAGAACAATGTTATGTTTTGAATTTTCCAGAGAACAAAGATCCAAAAGAATTTAATAAAAACGAATTGGAAAACATATTAAATTATGCAGAAAAGAACAAAACACAATCGAGGTAAGAAACATGGGTAAAAGAAAAACAGATTTGTATTCGGTTCAATCACAATTAGATTTTTCGGGTAACGAAACTCAATACATAGTTGTTCCTAATCATCATGTTACCCTTTCGGTAAAGAATATGCCATCTAAAAATATCAAAGACCCAAATAGGGAGTTAATGATAAAATTTAAGTATAATACTGCAACAGATGAAGATACAATGATGCTTCATGAAAACGTTAAAAAATTGATTTACAAGGTGATGCATAGTAATTGTGTGAGAATGGAATTCGAAGATGTATATCAAGAGGTTTGGAAAAAAATTGTAAAGTCAAAACATTCTTGGAATGAAAATATGGGTACAAAGGTGTCTACATGGATTGTATGCGTGGCTAATTCTGTTGTTAATTCATTAAGAACAGATGTTAATAAATATAATAGTCGTTATTGTCTATATAACGATATTAACTATAATAATGAAGAAGATTTAGACCTTGTAGATTACAATAACAATAAAAGACTATATGAAGAAAGTTACATAGACAACAGTATGTTAAACATTATTTTATTTTCTGATGATTACAAAATGTTTATTAACACGCTAAATCCAGATGAAAAAACAATATTAGATATTATGCTAAAAATTAACAAAACCTCAACGGGAACAAAAACAAAGCGTGTTTCGTATAATAAAATTTGTCAAACTTTAGACATGAAAAATTCGAAGTTAAAAAGATCAATGAACAGTCTAAAAGAAAAGTTTAGAAAATGCTTTTCGGTTTACAAAGTAAAAGTTTCTTAAGGAGAGTGTTATGCCAGCACCAAAAACAAATTTTATTCCTTTTTCCTGTTTTGGATACTATGATGAAAAATACATTGAATGTATAAAGTGTAAACATTGTGGTGCTTGTAAAAAAGCAACGGAAAGCAACGAATATGAAGAGGTCAGAAAAATTTACAAATTTAAAAGCAGTCAAATAAAAGAGCTTGTTGAAAAATGGAAATAGTTCCGCCATATAATTATCCATACTGCGAATTTAAATTCACCGATTGGAATCCAGTACAAGAAAAAGCGTATCCTTATTTTGAGAAAAATTGTAACTTGGTAGTGTCATCTTCGGTAGCATCTGGCAAATCCGCTATTGCGGAAGCAATTTTTGGTTTTGAATTGTCTAATAGCGACAAATCAAAGGTGATTTATGTTTCGCCATTAAAAGCTATTGGTATAGAAAAGTTCAATGAGTGGGATAAACACGGTACTTTTGCTACCTATAGCAAGGTATTAGTATCTTCAGATACATTTGTAACGGAGAGCGAGTTTGTCAACGCACGAATGATTGTATCTACGATTGAATCCATTAATATTCAATGTCGAAAGAAAAGCAATTGGATCAAAGACGTTAGGGTTATAGTATTTGATGAGGTTCATTTAATAAACGATGAATCTCGTGGTGCAGGATCAGAAGCTATGCTGATGAATTTAGCTATCGTTAATCCAAATTGCAGAATAGTTTGTTTGTCAGGTACATTAAGCAACTATAAAGAATTGGCTATGTGGTTGAAAAACTTAAATCATCTTCCGTCTTATTTTGTTTCGAGTTCTTGGAGGCCCAATAAATTAATGCAAAGTGTTGTTTCAATCAACACGATTGAGGAACAAAATAAGTTTATTGAAGAAAAATGCAAAAATTTAATATCGGAGAAAATCATTGTGTTTGTACATTCAAAAGCAATAGGTGAAACTATTTACAAGCATTTAAAGCAACAGGGTATCAGATCGGCGTTTTACAATGCTGGATTGAGATTACAGATAAGGGAAAGAATGATTGAGGATTTTCGTTCGGTTTATTCAGGATTAGATGTACTGATAGCAACTAATAGTTTGGGCATGGGAGTTACATTGTGAATGGCGATATTCCGGTAAAACAAGAAGATTTAACATTTAAAAAGGCATCTAAAGTCAAAGAGGGAATAAGATGTCCATATTGCAGAAACATAACAACACAAGGGATAAAGAGTTTTTCAAAAACCGTTTTTTGTAGTAGGTGTCATCGGAAAATTTAAGGAAATAACAATGTCGAAATATCGAATATATGTGGTTTCAAGAAAAGTATGGGGTGATTGTGAGATAGTCAAAAAAGGATTTGCTGATCTGGTTCGCCGTAAAGTATATAATATACACGGCATTAATCCAGACGGTTTTAAGGCGTGTACTAATGTAGCAAAAGATGTTTGGGATAGATTTGATGTGCCGATTGTAGAATACGAAGTAAGGAAAAAGTATAAAAGAGAACTATGGGAAAAGAGCAAAGAAGCGAAAAAAGAATACCGCTATCCAATATTTAAGTCAAGAAAAAGGGTTAGAAACGAAGAGATAGAAAATTGGCTTGCTGAAAAATATAACATAAACGCTGATGAGCCAAATAAGAAAAATACATTTTTCTAAATCAATTTGCATTTTTAAAAAACACGTTTATAGTATGTTTTAGTTGAAAACAAGTAGAGGATTGAGAAAATGAAAATCAGAACAAGTTTTCTAAGCAAAGAATTTTTATATTCAGTGTGATAATGATAATCATCAAATAAATATTAGCGAGAATTAACATGCACGGTCAGAAGAAAAACAAATCAAAAAAAGAAAAATCAGTTGGAGATGTTTTAGAAAAGAAGAGAGAAAAATTTATTAAGAACAAAGTGAATTATAGCTGGCAAAACAAAATCACCGTAAGGAATTTTAATGACTTTATTGAAGAAGATGAAAATTAATTATGATTGATAAGGTTGTTATATGTGGCGTCAGGATGGCAAAGAAACTCGTCCCAATACGCGAAATCAAGCAATCAATAGGCAGGGCGGGTAGAAGCTACCAAAAGGACGGAGAGGCGTTTATTCTTGTTCCTGACAACGACATTGATTATGCTAACGCTTGTATATCCGACATAGTACCTCCGGTTAAATCCGAATTGACTACCATTTCTGATATAGCTTTCCATTTGTTACCGTGGATCGACGACATCAATAACGAAGAAAATTTTAAAAACTGGTTTTCAAAAAGCCTTGCGTCCGTACAAGGTGTTAAAATTTCTTGGGAAGATGTAAAAAAATATTTGGAAGAAACCGGCAGTATAAAAGACGGTAAAATTACACCGTTCGGATTGATTTCTGTAAAAAAATACTTTTATCCGGACAGACTACTTTCCATTAAGAAAAAAATGAATGAAGCTTATATTGAAGGATGTGAAGGCGAACTATCAGTAATATCTTGGATGTTTGCTTACAAACATATTGCTATGGGAGATGTGGATGTAAACGAATTATCAAGCTACAAAAATCTGCTGAAAAGATACGGTCTTTACTTTACTGATGGTGAATTGATTCACGGCTACATATATAACTGTATCCTAACAAACAAAAGACCTGCTTGGTTAAAACACGCTATTATTAGTGAAATGGAAGATATACAGAGATTGTTTTCCGCTTCTTGCTTAATTGCTGACATTGAGAATATACCCATACAAGATAAGCTCAACGAAACAATGATTTGTGCAATTAGAAAAGTACCTCCGGAAATTGCAAGGGTTATAGATTGTTTTAATCTTAATAAGAAAGCGTTTGCATATGAGCTTTTTGATATGGGGATTTCCACAAAGGAAGATTTGTTAGAACTGGAAGATTATGTTTTGTCTTATGCGACAGAAAATTTAAAAAAAGAGTTGATAAATAAAGGTTTTTTACAAAAAGCGATTATTTTAAAAATGCACAAGCTAAATCAAAAGGATTGATTTTATGTTAGATGATAGTCAAAAAAGATTTGAAGATGCTTGCATTAAAATTCTGAAAGAGAAATGCAAACAAGGTAAGTATCAGGAAAACCTATTCAAAAGAATTTGGGTTTCTAGAAAACGCAATTTTGAGTTAAGTACAATCGAGTGGATGAAAGATTATGTCAATCACGAAAATCAACTGATAGCTTGCGCTTGCGTTGAATCATTGTGCAGGAAAGGATACCCAGTATCAGAATTTTCCGGCTTGATAGTGG